ATCCCAATTTATTTAAACCAGGCAAAAAGAAAACAGACATTTTTACTTTCCTATGCAATAAAGGATTCAGAGGATTAGAAGATCGTGGGGGAATCCAATATGCGATTAAGGCATTCATAGAAGAATTCAAATTCGGTGAAGCACAAATGATATTAAAGATTAATCCGGCATACCCAATCGGAGATATGAATCAACACCTGAAAGATCTCGGAGTAAAAGAAGATTCACCAAAGATTGGAGTCTGTGCAGACAATATGAAATATGAAGATCTGCCTAACTTATACAATGATTGTGACGTATTCGTAGCTCCAACAAGAGCAGAAGCGTTTAATATCCCATGTTTAGAAGCATTGTCTTGCGGGAAACCAGTGATTACTTCGAACTTCGGAGGACAAATAGACTTCTGTAATGATAAGAATGGATGGATAATTGGTGGAGAACTTAAAACAGTGGAGCATGAACTGATGTACGAAGAAGTAAAATGGTTAACCCCAGACATAACAGAATTGAGAAAAGCTATGAGAGAAGCATTTAATGATTTAGGAAACAAAGGAAACGTAGCAAGAAAAGATGCAGTAGAAAGAACATGGGAGAATACAGCCAAGAAGGTTGCAAAGATAGTCCAGGACCAAGTTGGCGGTGATTCTGGATAATTTCTTAACTCTAACGGGTTTTTCATCCGACCAACTATTATGTTTGATAGTTTAATTAATAGAAACATTTAAAAAGGTTAAATACATTAATTAATCAAGTAAAATGGCATACCAAACAATAACCTCAGACAAGGAAAAACGTACAGCCTTAAAACTGTGTTTGATAGGTTTGTTGGGTTTGGGCGGTTTGCATAGGTTCTACGTCGGAAAGATTGGATCTGGTCTATTGTACTTGGTAACTTTCGGCTTTTGTTGGATCGGAACATTAGTAGACCTATTGCAAATAAGCCTTGGATCTTTTAAAGACAACGTCGGAGCACCGTTAAGAGAATAATGGGAAGAAAAAGAATAGATCCTATGAGAAGGATCACACAAAGAAGTATCGGCTTGGAACTTAGACAAATTCTTTTCCTTGCTAAATACGATGGTCAAACAAAAGACGTAGACGGAAGAAGGATACCAATAATCCAAGTGGATAAATGTTTTAGGGATACCCTTGACGAACAAATAAAAGAGATTGATGGTGAGAATTCAGAATTTTTAAGAAAAGATGAAGATAATAACTGAAAAACAATTAGAGGGCATAAGAAAGATTATGATAGAGAAAGATATTTTTATCCTCCGCTCAATGAATGAAATTAGAAGGGCATTAAATCTTCTTCGAGTTGCACAAGATAACGTAGATTTTCTGTTGGGCATTCCTGAAAAAGTAGAGAGAATCACAAGACAAGAAATGATATTAAACATAGAGGAACAATTATGAGAGAACTAACTGAAGAAGAAGCAAAAGCAACAAAGAAAGGGATTGAATTATTAGAGAAACAAATCAAAGAAGCACAAGAGGCCCAAGTATACGCAACCAAAAAGATGAAAGCAATGGAACAGGCCTGGGTATTCGAAGACTATTCAAAACCAATAGAAAGACGTAGAACAAGAGAAAATGCAAATCGAACAATAGATCAGGCTAAAAAGGACATAGAAGAGATCACAGAGAAAGTTAAACAATTAAACAAACAATTAAAAGAAGGGGTTGAGGTAAGAAAACCCACTGGAGTTTAAATGAAACTTAAAACAATAAAACAATTAGAAAAACAAAAACTTGAAATAGATGAACAAATACTTGAAATAGATAAACAAATTGAAGAACTAAAAAACAAATCAACTTGGAGAAAGTTTAAATGTCTTCCAAATGTAGAACTATCAAATATTCAAGATTGGGATGAACCTTATGACAAAATTGTGATACCAAAAGGATGTAGATTAATGGAGGCGTGGGAATTTGCTAAACTAATTGAGAGTGAAGAAAGTGATGATTTTTTAGGAAAGTATAAAGGGAAATTTTCTTATTTTTGGTTAAACCAATCAAAATATTGTAAAACAAATAACTTTTCCTTCCGTGTGTGTCTCGACAGTGGCTCGTTCTGGGGTGTCGACTACGACAGTCTTGGGGACTCCCTCGAGGGCGGTCGGGTAGTTTTCGTGAGGGATTTGAAATGAGTTTATTAGAAGACTTAGAAAAATCAGCACAAAGACTAAGAAGAAGACAAGACAGAGAGGAACGAATAAAAAACAGAGGACCTGGCATGATAGTATTGATAGGATTCATGCAGACATTATTCTACTTTGTAATCACATTAGGGTTAGCAGCATTAATTAAATTTTTATGGAGTTATCTATGGTAGACGAAGTTAAACCGTTAATTCGAGTTCAAACACCAGATGAGAAAGCAGATTTTATTGATATCTCAAGAAGACACGCAACACCAGAAATGGTACTACGGGCGCAGATAGCAGAAGCAGAACAAAAGGCAAATGCACCAAAGATACCGTTCGACAAGAAACTACCATATCCTGGAACAGCAGTTATTGAAGATTTCAATAAAGCAGCTAAAATGGCAGAATTGTCAGCAGTAGGATATGTTGGAAATAAGAAGGTGTCTGAAACAACAAGAGAGAATCTAAGAAAAGAAGCATTAAAGAACATGGACTGGACAAAATATACAGATCCTAAGAACTTTTTGTTAATAGACTCATCTGAAAGAATTGACGAACATCTAACCAAAACCAACCCCGGAAAGTCGATCTTTGTTAAGAAGAGATCATATACTTTCAAGGGACATGTTCAAAAATATGTGGTGATGGAAGATGCAGCAAGTGCAATTAATCGAGCATAATCATACTTTGCGAAGTGCGGGATTTATAACCCCAAGAGTCCCTGGTCTAATGCGTAAGTCCAGTTGAGCAGATTTATCTTCTCAAACTACTGGAGCCAGGGAACCTTTATTAAAATGGAAAAATTAGAAATAGAGTACATACCAATAGCGGAGATAGTTCCTTACAAGAACAATCCGAGAAAGAATGACAAAGCAGTAGAAGTAGTAGCAAAAAGTATTAAAGAATTCGGTTTCAAGAACCCAATAATTCTGGATAAGAAGAACGAAATAGTTTGTGGACATACAAGATTAAAAGCAATACCTAAAGCAAAGGAGCTAATATTAGAAGAACTAAAGGTGCAAAGGATAGAATTAGATAACGCAAAAATCAACAAGCCCGAAAGAATAGAAGATATTAATAACGTTATTGAACAATTAGAAAATAATCTTGCCGGAATACAAGAAGTTCCTGTAATTTGGGTTGACGATCTAACAGATGAACAAATAAAAGCATTCCGAATCATGGACAACAAATCAATAGAGTACGCGAGATGGGACTTTGACTTATTAAAAGAAGAGTTCGAATCAATGACCAACTTAGAATTCACCGGATTCACAGAAGCAGAAAGAGAGAAGATCTTAAATCCAGATGACAAGTTCAGCGTAGGAGACAAAGAACCCAAATACAAAATAGAAACCGGAGAAGTCTGGCAATTAGGCAAACATCGATTAATATGCGGAGACTCAACACGGGAAGATACATACCTTAAATTAATACCAAGCGGCACCGACATCCAATGCGTATTCACAGACCCACCATATGGAGTAAGTTATTCAGGAACAAACAACCCAAACGGAAGAGAGTGGAAAGTGATTGAAGGAGACGATTTAAGGGGAGACAAACTATACGATTTAATAAAGGAATCCTTCACACACATTAATGCCCACTTAGTAAAGAACGGAGCAATCTATGTCTTCCATGCATCGTCTAATCAAATCATATTCGAGAAGGCATTAAACACAGCCAACTTCCAAGTAAAACAGCAATTAATATGGCACAAGCACCATATCCTTGGACACTCACACTATCACTGGTGTCATGAGCCTTTATTTTATGGATCAAGAATAAACGAGAACCCAGACTTTTTCGGCACAAGATGCAATAAGACCACATTAACAGAGATAGATCCAGATGCAATGGACCTGGAACAATTAAGGAAGTTCGTCAAGAAGATCAAGAAACATAGCACAGTATGGGAGATCAAGAAGGATTCAACCAAAGATTACATCCATCCAACTCAGAAACCAACCAAATTGGCGATTAGGGCCATCGTGAACAGTTCAAAGGTAGGTGATGGAGTATTAGACCCCTTCGCAGGGAGTGGAAGCACGTTGATGGCCTGTGAGGAAAAAGGGAGAGTTTGTTATACGATTGAATTAGATCCGGTATTTTGTAGTCATATTATAGAAAGATGGGAAAAACTAACAGGAAAAACCGCAGAAAAGATGTAACGAAATGTAACAGATTAAAGCCCAAACAGAAGGCAATGATTGAATCAATGAAAGCAACGCTTGGGATTGTAACTGCATCTTGTAAGCAAGTAGGAATAGAAAGAGTCACACATTATCGGTGGCTGAAAGAGAATCCAGAGTATGCTAAGGGAATAAATGAATCTGAACTTGATTTAAAAGACTTTGCAGAAGGGGCCCTCCTCCAATTATTACATGAAAAGAACCCCATGATTGTCTGGAACGTCAACAAAACCCGAAACAAAGACAGAGGATACATGGAAAAACAGGAAATAGAACATACTGGTCAGGCATTTAAATTAATAATAGAGAATCCGGACTAATGAATAAAATAATACAAGGTGAATGTTTAGAAGAACTAAAGAAACTTCCAGAGAAATCAGTAAATATGTGCATGACTTCTCCACTCTACTGGGCATTAAGGGATTATGGAACTGCAACTTGGGAAGGTGGAGATGATAATTGTGACCATAAAGAAGCTAAAGAGAAGTCAAGATATGATTATGATTTAAGTAAAGCACAAACAGGAACACATAAGGGTGCTAAGGAAGGAACAGACCAAGCAAAATGGAAAGACAAATGCCCTACTTGTGGGGCTATTAAAGTAGATAAACAATTAGGATTAGAACCAACCTTTGACGAATATATAAATAAGTTGTGTGATATTTTTGATGAAGTAAAAAGAGTTCTAAGAGATGATGGAACTTGTTGGGTTAATTTGGGTGATACTTATTTTGGTTCTGGAAAGGGTGCTGGTGGAGACCCAGCTAAATGTAAAGAGTCTTACACTATGCCGACAGATTGGAAAAGACCAAGTAGAGATGAATTCACAAAGGCAGGGATAAAAAAGAATTGTTTAATTTGTGGCAAAGAGTTTTTAGGAAAAGAGAATTCACAATTTTGTTCTAAAAAATGTCTAAACAAAAAAGGGAATGATTTTAGAAGCCAAAATAGACAACTACCAGATAAAACATTAACCTTGATTCCAATGCGTTTCGCAATAGAAATGGTTAATCGTGGTTGGATATTGAGAAACACAATCATCTGGCATAAACCAAATTGTATGCCGAGTTCTGTTAAGGATAGATTCACAGTAGACTTTGAATACCTTTTTTTCTTTAGTAAGAAAAAGAAATACTATTTTGAAACCCAAAGAGAACCACACCAAACAGAAGAATGGAAAACAAGAAATATGAATAAAAGAAAAAAGAACGATAGTAATCCCCAATATGGAAAACATTCTCACGGACCTCAAGATTATCATCCTCAAGGACGTAACAAAAGAACAACATGGGCTATCTGCCCTAAGCCATTCAAGGAAGCACACTTTGCAGTTTATCCAGAAGAGCTTTGTGAAACTCCAATTAAAGCTGGGTGTCCTGAAGGTGGAATAGTATTAGACCCATTCGCAGGAGCAGGAACTACTTGCTTGGTGGCGTTGAAACAAAACAAGAAGTTTTTAGGGATTGAGTTGAATCCAGAATACATTGAGATAATAAATAAAAGATTAAAACCTCATTTAGAACAGGGGAAGCTATGAATGAAATTCGATGGAAGCCAAGTAGAAGACAGAAAGAGGCCCTCAAATACTTATTAGATCATGAAACTACTGAATTATTCTATGGTGGCGGTGCCGGAGGTGGAAAATCATACTTAGGTTGTGCTTGGACAATACTCTCTTGTTTACAATATCCTGGAATAAGAGGTCTAATGGGTCGAGCAGTGTTAAAATCATTAAAGGAATCAACACTATTGACATTCTTTGAGATCTGCAGAGATTGGGGATTAAAGAAAGATAAAGATTTCAAGTACAATTCAATTGAAGGAACAATCAAGTTCTCTAATGGATCGGAAGTTTATTTGAAAGATTTATTCGCTTATCCGAGTGATCCAGAGTTCGATAGTTTAGGTAGTACTGAGTATACCTTCGCTTTTTTGGATGAGGTGTCCCAGATATCGGAAAAGGCAAAAAACATCGTTATGAGCCGTCTGCGGTTCAAATTAGATGCATATGACTTGATACCTAAGCTATTAATGGCAAGCAATCCATCTAAGAACTTTGCATATAGAGAATACTGGCAACCATGGAATGAGAATAAACTGCCAGCTTTCAGAAAATTCGTACCTGCATTGGTAGATGACAACCCATTCATCAGTGATTACTATAAAGAGAATCTAAAGAAATTAGATAAGAACTCAAGAGAAAGACTTCTTTATGGGAACTGGAACTATGATGACGATCCGAGTAGGCTCTTTGATTACGATAAGATGATGCAAGTTTTTAATCTTGGATATGAAAGAAAGCCCCAGGAAAGAAGGTATATCAGTTGTGATGTAGCAAGATTCGGGCCAGATGAAACAGTAATAATCGTATGGCGAGACTTTTGTATCTATAAAATTTATCACTTCGGCAAGAGATCAACAAAAGAAACTGCGGACTTTCTTAAAAAGTTAGTAGATATAGAGGGTGTACCGAGGAGCAATATAGTAGTAGATGAGGACGGGGTAGGGGGCGGAGTTGTAGATCAGGTACAAGGTTGTAAAGGATTCATAAACAATTCTCAAGCAAAGAGCACAAATACTATCTATAAGAAGAACTATGCAAACCTCAAAACAGAATGTTATTTCTTATTAGCCAAGTACATTGATGAGGCAAGAATAGGTTGCGAACCAATAGACATAGACGTAAAGAAGAGGATAATTGAGGACTTAGAACAGATCAAGTGGAAGGATCCAGAGAAGGATAATAAGATATCTATCACTCCGAAGGAAGAGATTAAAGAGAATCTCGGTAAATCACCGGATTTCGGGGATGCTTTGATGATGAGGATGGTGTTTGCTCAGAGAGAAGGGACCTTTGGATATATTGCAGTTTGAAGTATAAAATCAGTGAATCAATATTTAAAAAAGAGTTTTAACAACAATTTATATGACAAAGGGCTATATTGCACTTTCAAAGGCACAAAAGCATATCTCTATTACTGAACAGTTTAAAGGAGAGACCAACGATGAAGAAGTAAGATTCCCCAAGTCACTGGGGGTTAAGCATCCGGTGGATTTCAAAGTAATGGAAGCATGGTACAATGGACATCCATTCGTTAAGGGAGCAATTGATAAACACGTTGATTCAATCGTAGCAGATTTCACAGTTGATTCAAAAGATGACAAAAGTCTAACATTAATTGAGAGCTTTATTGCTAACACTAATTTTTTAGTATTCTTAAGACAATGGATTTTAAATGCCCTTATCTCTGGAAACGGATTTATGGAATTAGATCTGGAAAATGAAAAAGTGAGAGTATTGGACAGTAAAACAATGTACGTAAAGCGTAATAGTAAGGGGAAAGTAATTGGTTATAATCAATATGTTGGAGAGATCAAGTCGTTTAAGAAAGACAGAAAAGAGATGATCCCATTCGGACCAGGAAATATTGCACACTTCCCAGTAAATACCTTAGCCGATAATGCCTATGGGTTGGGATTAATCTGGCCAAATAGAAATGCATTGGACATGCTGGCTCAAAATGAATTGGACATGCATAAGTTAGTAAGCAGAAAAGCCGGAGCACCGTACCACGTAAAGATTGGACAACCAGGAGAGGCAGCACAGAAAGAAGACATAGATGACTTCAATTCAAAGTTAGAATATTTAAATAGTAGAACAGAATGGGTAACAGACGGAAATGTAGAGATCAAAGGAGTAGACTTCGGAGATTTAGGGAAGAACTTCGCGACATCATTAGAACATGATATCCAAGAATTAGTATTTGGTTTTCAAGTGCCAGCAACATTAATGGGTGTGATGAATGTGCCTGAAGGATTAGCTAAAGTACAGTTAGAAGCATTCCAAAGAAGGATTAAAAGTTTACAGGAGTCAGTAGAAAAAGTAATAGAGGAAAAGATATTCAAACAAATCTTAAATGCAAATAAGTTAGATACAGATATAGAAATCACTTGGAACCTCCCCGGTGAAACAGAGATCAACAATCGTATAGAGAGATTAACTAATTTATTGGGCGGAACAGTAGCTATTTCAGAGAACATGAAGAGAATGATAGAAAAAGAACTTGCTCAAGTATTAGACTTTCAAGATGCAGAGAAATATCTCAATGAACCAGACGAAGAGTTGAAAGGATTAGATGATGACCAAGCTAAAACAGATCCAATAGTTGATCCACTAAAACCAAAGCCAGAGAATCCAGAACGTAAGAAAGAAGAAAATATCAAACAACCAGAAGTTCCAGGGGAAAAACCTGCAGCCAAAGAAGAACATGAACACGTATTGACTGAAACAGGAATGTGCGGATGTGGATGCGGGCAACAATTAACAGAAGAAGAGGTAGCAGAATATACGGTGGAAGAATGGTGCCAGTTACAAGAGGTGGCTGGATTTAATTATGTAGATTATTTAGTAAACATCCTCGGAAAGGCAGATACAGAGAAGTTCACAGACTTATTGGCCACAACAGAGCAACAATTAGATCTTGGATTATTAAGTCAAACAGATATAGAAAAACTAAGAGTAGTATTAAAGGATGGCTTCCAAAAGAACAAAACAATCAAACAAATAGAGTCAGACATAGGGAAGTTCATTAATCTTAAAGATAGATACGTAATTAATGAGCATGGTGATAAGGTGCTTAAAGCAAGAGCAGAATCAAGGGCAAACAATATAGCAAGAACAGAAACTGTCAGATTAGCGAATAAGGGATTACTAAAGACATACAATGAATCAGGGATTAAAAAAGTTAGATTTCTTGCTGCACTATCAGAGAGAACTTGCCCGCAATGTAGTGCATTAAATGGTGAAGTCTTTGAAATAAATGAGGCAGAAGATTTAATCCCAGTGCATTCGTCTTGTAGATGTACTTGGATGTCTGTTCTTGATTGATGGGACAAATTACTAATTCAACGATGGGGAGCCCAATCGCTATAGTTAACCATCAAGGAAGATTATTGGTTGATATTGGAAGCTCAATAAATATCGGTTCGGTATCCGCGCAAGTGGACTCAATATATGTTCAAAGCGGTGCGATGTACATCCAAAGCGGGACAGTAACAGTAGATAATTTATATGCTGGAAGTGAATCTTGGGTAAAAGAAGTTCCAAAGACAGAGGTTTATACTTCTGGAATAGTTAGTGTTAGTGGAGTTGTAGGTGTGGAGTTTAGTAATGATTACGTTAATGTTATCCAATCAGGAACCCAGTGGGCAGTTAGCGGAGTGGTTACAGCTAATACTGGTTTATACGCAGGAAGCGAGACAACAATTCTAAACTTTGGGGACTTAGGAAGCAGCAGAGTAGTAATTGGAAGTGTTGCTATAACAGGAAGTGTTCAAACATTCGGAACATCAATAACTGTTGGAAGCGAGTCTTGGATTAAGAACTTTGATGACTTGGGTAGTTCAACAGTAGTGACTAACTTCAGTGATTTGGGCAGTACCAGAGTAGTGCAAGGAAATGTAGACGTAGATAATTTATATGCGGGAAGTGAATATACAATACTCAATTTCGGTGATCTCGGCTCAAATAGTGTTATAACTAATTTCGGGACACTTGGTTCCTCGAGAGTTATTGAGAACCTTGGAGTTTTAGGATCATCAAGAGTTATAACAAATGTGGTTGGTGTAACCCCAAGCGGAACTTTTACAGTAGCAACAGATAATTATCTCGGAAGCGAGGTATATCAAGGAACAAGCCCATTGGTGGTTCTCGGAAGCGTGAATATAGACAATGCAACGACCATAGGGAGTATAGGCAACCAAATAGTAACTGGTAGCGTAAACGTGACCAATTTTGCACAAGTGGGCAGTTTAACAACACAGGGGGTTGCAATATCAGGAACTCCAGAAGTATTCGTTGATACAAGGGAAAATACTTCTAATTCTTACAATCCAGACATGATATTAGTTTATTCTGGTGGGGTCATAGGTAGCATTTATAAGAACACCGGAACGGGAAGTATAATTCAAGTCCTTTCTTATGATGCAAGCGATAATTTAACAAACGTCAGTCCGTGGGGGGCAGTATAATGGGAGACGTAGCAACATTGAATCCTTTTACAGGGGACTTACAATTGATTAATCGGGCTACTGGTGATACAGGATATACTAACTTAACAGAGTTTGTAGACCAAACAGCTTGGAGATTATTTTATTCTAATGCAGATGGAGATGTTACAGAACTTGTGTTTGGAGATTCAGATAAAGTTTTAACTTCTAACGGAGCAACATCAGCACCAACTTGGGAAACTCCAAGTGGTGGTGCACAAACACCTTGGACGGCAAACATAGAAGGGGCAGAATATGCTCTTGGAAGTGTTGGGGACATAGACCACGACGACGCAACAGCTTCAGATTGGAATTTAATAAACAAAGACCAAGACAAAGATATTAATTTAAAAATTAATGATGGAGGAACAGAGAGGACAGCAATACAAATTCATGGAGATAGCGGAATAATATCACACCCTCGACAAAGTTTTGTGGTTGCTTACATAGGAGCAAGGCAAACTATTGCCAACGCTACAAATACAACCTTGAATTTTGACACAGAAGAAGTTGATGTTTTAGGAGAATTTAACACAACAACCAAAACATTTACAGCGATAGAAGCAGGAGTTTATAATGTTACATGCACAGCATCTTGGCTGAATGTAAATGTAAATAAAACATATTTTATTCAGATCCGTTCTTCATCAGCCCCAACGCTAGCAAGATTTTCAAATACTACGGTAGCTCAAATACTTTTAGGGCAAATGAACTCTATTAATGTAAAACTAGCAGCAGGGGGTACAATATATGTTCAGGGTTATCAGAACAGCGGTGGAAACGAAATTGTTGAGGGCGGATCGTCATGGGAGAGTACTTTAACCATAACAAAGGTATCATAATGAAAATTTTAAAAATAGAAAGCAACAGTATCAATAAAGAAAAAAAGATAGTAATAACTTTGGAAGGTTACCCACACGCTAAACCTGTATTTCCAGCAGACATATCAGAAGAAGAATTAAAAACAAAATTAGCAGAATGGAAGATAAACCAAGACGAAGTGGATGCTATCAATGCTAATGCTGTTGCAGAAAAGGTAGTAGAAAAAGACATTAGTGAATTAAGGGACTTAGAAGGAAAAGAAATATGAAAGAAGAAAGAATAACCATAGAACCGAAAGATAAAGAGCTCGGATTAGAGATAATGGAATTTATGAAGGACATAGAAGATATCATGGATGCCGCAAAAAAGGTAAGTCAACCTTATTATAAATTCGATCCATCAATGTTTTTGATGTGGAGGTTAAATGAAAATAGAAGAAAGGCCTAAATGTGAAAAGCCAGGATGTGAAGAGTATGCCATAGTCTTATGGGGAGATATGTGGCTTTGCGGGAATCATTTGGTAGAATTGCAAGAGAAATTAAATAAAGAACGGAGGGATATGTTAATACATGGTTAGGATAATCAAGAAAACACAGCAAAGAGTAGTAACTATGCCGCACATAGGGGATGTTATAGAGTTTTCAAACTCAGGTCACGATGCAGTAGATAAAGAGAGTGTCCCAATTATTGGTCCCTGGGAAGATACCTTGATAGATGGTGTTACAACTTCTGGCGGACCTCCCAGCAGACAACAACTCATGTGGGGTGGGCACGGAAATAAGCTCCAAGGAACAACTGCAGCCTTAATGGGTGCGGAATTAGATAGCTTAAATGTGGTAGGACAACGGAAATCTACGCATAGAAGACGTAAAACAACAGTATCAATTGATACATAGTTATTTTATACTTAGTTTATCAACGTTTAAAAAGCAAAATTGAGTAATTTAACCATGGCTCTCGAAGAAAAAGAACTGGCTGTGAATAACATAGAACTTAAGTGGAACGAGCAGATAGTTGAATTTGATTCAAAAACCGAAGCATCTGAAGATTTCAAGATTAAAGGGATAGCAATAAACGAGACAACTACTTCTAATGGGCATAAATTTCTTTCAGAAGAATTAAGCAAATCAGCTGGAAGCCTAATGGGTGTACCATTACTTAAAGATCATGAAAATAGAATAGAAAACATTGTTGGGAGAGTAACAAACGCATACTTTGACTCAATGCAAAATAATATTCAATTTGAAGCAAAGATCATGGATGTCAAAGTCCGAGAGATGATAAAAGATGGAAGGATTAATTCAGTAAGTGTTGGAGCATCAGTAAGTGAATTAGAAGAAACAGAAGAAGGGGAAATTATCCCAAGAGGAATCCAATTTAAAGAATTAAGTTTGGTGGCAGTTCCAGCAGATCAAGGGGCAACATTCAATGTGGCTTTAATGGAAGCATATAACAAAGATAATCCAAAAGTTAAGGCAGAAGAATTAAGAAAAAATAAGGGCCTAACAAAAGCACAATCATTCTCATCTAATGAGAAACTTAAACAAATGAAAGGGGGAAAATTACAAATGACAGAAGACACACCAGAGGAAAAAGAACAACCTGAAGAAAAAGTCGAAGCACCAGCAGAAACTGCAGAGGAAACTAAGGAAGAATCGAAAGAAGAACCTAAAGAGGAACCAGCAGTTACAGAAGAGAACGTTAAGAACTGGGTTAAAGAGGCTATCAAAGAATCTGACGCCGACGAAGCGCCTAAAGAAGCACCAGCTGAATCTAAAGAGGAAGTTAAGGATGAAGTTAAGGATGAAGAAGACGAGGACGAAGAGGAAGTTGAGGAAGGTTTAAAGTTCGTACAAGAATCCGGAAGTTTACGGGGTGGAGCTATCACTGTAGTGCGAAAACTTAGATAATGGCAAATCCATTAGGAGCAGTCGTAATAGCAGATGGAGGAAACCCAAGAACTTTGACAGGTATTGCTTTAGAAACAATCTCTGGAGGTCAAATAGTAGTAGTATCAGGCGCATTTGATGCAGTAAGTTCAGGAGCATCGAGCTTTAAAACTTCAGACATCGAAGTAGCTCAGATAGTTAGTGCTGAGAGAGCAAACGGTGTAGCACTTAGAAATGCAACTTCAGGTAATGAAGTGGTATTCCTTACAAGAGGAGCAGTTATTGTTCCATCTTTGGGATCAGTTCTACAAGGTACATCAATTGAAGCAGTTAGTGCAGATGGAGTTAGATCTCTATCTTCAGGAGCAGTTCCAACAGGATTGTATGCAGGAGTATCTGCAAACAAGGTTATTGGAAGAGCATTAACAGCAGCAGGATCAGTAACAGCAGGAAACTATGCGTTAATTGATTTTAGTTTTTAAGATGGCAAATTTGAAACACATAACAGAATATATTGGTACAGAAGACGGAACAGCAGGAACACTATTAATTCCTAAATTAATAGTTTCTAAGATGATCGAAGAAGTAGACAAAAAATTACTTCCAAGAGAATTAGCTGCACAAGTTTGGACACCAAATATGATTCAAGGATCATCTTTCACAGTTAACTTGGAAGATCCAGACACAATGGATGTTCGAAAAGTTGGAGAAGGTGCTGAAATACCATTGGACGCTCTTGAATATGAAACTGTAACATTTACTCCAAAAAAGTATGGTGTTGCAATTAGAATAACAAGAGAGATGATGGAAGACGCGCAATTCCCAATACTTGAAGGGCAAATTAGAGCCGCAGGTAGAAGATTCGCTGAGAAAGAAACTGAGTTAATCTTAACAGCATTAGACGGAGCAGGTACTACAGTTGCTGGAGGAGCAGCCGCAACAATTGCTAACATAACAGAAGCTATGGAAGGAATTGAGTCATATAGTTACACACCTACAGATATAGTAATTGGTAGGGAATTTCTTTATGATTTGAGAAATATCGATACTTTTGTTGAAGCAGCTAAGGCCGGAAACACAGACATGTTAAGTAGAGGGTTCCTTGGAACAATCTATGGATTAAATGTAGGTGTATTCGACGATAAGGCAAGCCCAACACCAGGAACATACAAGAAATACGCATACGTACTTGACAGAAGTCAAGCATACGGTCTTGCAGTGAAGCGTGATTTAACAGTTGAAAATTTCGACTTACCAATTTACGATATGCAAGGAACAGCTATTACTTGGAGATTTGACGTCCAACTATTGAGAAGCAACGCTGTGGCAAAGATCACAACAGCTTAGGGTTCAAAACAATTTTTTTTATTATTTTTTTTATTATTTTCAGAGACAATTAAATAGGAGACAAAAAACATGACAACAGGAAGTTTAGCACTCGGCTTAGTTCGAGGAATGAAGCAAGAAATGGGCGCATCGGGAGCAGGAATTCCGGCACTACTTTATGTAGAAGGAACACCAGACGGAAATTTAATGGCCGTTACAGGTAACGATGTGGTTTACGACGCAGTAAACGACCAATTCTACAAGTCCGAAACAGCCAGTGAAACAGATTGGATTAAATTGGGAAGTGTTGCTTAGGAGTTTAAATGGCCCTAAGTTCAATAGGCAGTATTGCCAACCACATCAGTGAGAACTTTCCAAACTTACCGATAGGTATCAGTGGAAACCTTGTTGAAATTGTTAATTTATCTCTTTTTAATACAGAAAACTATACTGGACAAAGCATAGGATCTAATTCTATAAGTGAAACATACCAGCACGCTATTTTAAATTTTGCACAAGCAGATATAATCGACCTTGTATATGGTCAAGCATCTACATTCTTGACATCCGGAGTAACACATTCCGTAACAACTTCTGAAGTATCCACAGTGAAGTTAGAAGGATTATCCGTTGAAGACGGAGAAGGTAAAACTACAATCAGCGCAGTAAATGCACTTGGTGGCTTAGGTAAAAGTGCAGCAGATCAATTCAGAAAGATGGCAGAAGGTTCACTTAAAAATATTGGTCGAAAAGTTAACTTCGGCAAAACTTTGGCATGACTGCAACAACAAGACTACAATCTGGATTCGATAAAATAGTTAGCCATGCTTCTAAGGTTTGTAAAATAAAAGCATTTGACCAAACGATAGGTAGTGTTTGGGATGATGATACAGCTTTGACAGGTAGGATCCAGAAGTATAGTATAACTGGATCATTAACTCCAGACGCAACTGGAACTTATTTTGAAAGTGGAATGACTGGCGGAAAAATTTCTTATGTGAGAACTGATGGAGCATATTGGATTTGGCAGCAAGGTACACCACCCAATAATGGTTTATGGTTTATGACAAAATATAAGAATCTTGAAAGTGGTGCTATGTGGGGGGGGGTTGTAGATTTATCTTCTGATCTACCCGCATTTGCTGGTTCAGAAACTGGAACTGGTATAACTACGCCACAAGATATCTGGACAAGCGGAATAGTTCTACCTTTAGATCATCGAGCAGGCACTACAGACTTCTTATTAGTACAAGAAGGAAAATTAGCACAATCAGATCAAAGACTCTTTATTAGTGGGGGTGTAAGATTAGCTGGTTCAGAAATACAAGTTAAAATTCAATTAGGAAGTCCAAGTGGAGATAATTACTTTGTTATCCCGGACGGAATAATCAATCATGAAATAGCTGGTACATCTATCTTCCAAAAGGCATATATTCGGAGACTGACCAATGGGTCTTTAATCAGAGAATGAGCGTAAGCATGAGCGTTTTGGGATTGGCGCGGCTTCATTTATATCTTGGCAAGAAAAATAATAACATAGCAGTATTAGAAAAGGCAGGATTGACTAAGGCGGCAGCATTCATGCAGAGCGAGGTTAAAGCGAGTATAGCTGGACGAAGAGCCGAACACGTAAGTGTGGATACTGGAAGATTCCTTAATAGTGTTAATTTTCAGGTAGGTAATGACGATGCTGTTATATTTAGTAACGTCCCTTATGCAGATTTTTTGGAATTTGGTACTACCAGTTTTCAGGCGAGACCGCACTTCAGAAATAGTAAAGCAAGGAACCAGAAAGAGGCAATAGGGATTATTAACAAGGAGATTAAGAAGGCTTAATTTTATACTTGATTAATCAACGTTTAAAAAACAAAAAAACAAAATACTATTGTACAAGCGAGTACAAAAGAGAAAACAACAAGCGAGTTGGAAAAATGAAAAAGAAATGTATAGAATGTGAAAAAGAATTTGAAGTAAGTAAATATAATAATTATTCTGGTTTAAGGAAGGCTCATTCTTTTTGTTGTAAAGAATGTAAGGACCGATTTTTCCATAAGGAATACGACCAACAAGAAAAAGTTAAGGCATTGCACAATGTTCGGGCAAAAGACCGATATAAATCGCGGGACAAAGAAAAGTTTTGTCAAGAGTGCGGTTCTGAAGAGAATGTGGAAATACATCACATCACCTATGATTTGGAAAATAATTATATTAAATTTTTATGTAGAAATTGTCATAGAAAACTACATAGGAGTTTTATATAATGGTAAATTCTCAAACATTCGTAAGAGACACTCTGTATTTTATAAAGACTGACTTATTGGCAAATATTACAGATCCAATTTCAGCGTCGAGACCGTCGAATTCTAAATTCATTTTGACAGAATATCCTCAAAGAATAGCAGTATATCCAATAATCACAATCAAGATCCCAAACTATGTTGCAAACCGTGCAGGAATGCAAGTAACAAATATGGATATGCAAATGACAATAGAAGTAAGAATCTGGGCAAGGAATGTTAAAGAGAGAGATACACTATTCACAGATGTTTTAAACAGATTAAAAGATATTCAATTCACAGCAAGTGGTTCAACCAAAGCAGAACTTCATGATTTCAACATGCCAAGCGCAGTAGAAATAAACGAGGAAGGAGACCAAGGAATTAAATCAAAGGTTATGGAGATTATCTATAACTTTTATAATATATAAATGTAAGGAGGAAAAATGACCAGATACATATCCGATCTTAATAAAGTTGTAATGCTCTACGAAAGTGGAACTTATGCGAATGCGTTAACAAGTGGAATGTGGCTTGGAGAAGTTACAGACAACTCTTTGGCTGATGAAGAAGGTTATCTAAAAGATATATTCTTGGGTGATAAATCAAGATCAGTTGGAAGATACGAAAGAGGACCAAACGACGTAACCGGAACAATCACATACCATCCAGTTGATATGAATCTCGTTGCTCACCACATCGGTTCGGTACAAGAGATCTCAGGAGCTTCTACGGAGCATAATGCTACAGAAGTTTCTACAGATGTAAACCAGAATCCGTTCACAAGTGGACCAGCAGGAGATTTAAACACGCCATATAGTTTTACTGTCGAAGATTCGAAACAAGCAGCAGGAACAGGACAGAATTTCATAAGAACTGTACACGGGTGTGTTGTTGATAGTATGTCAATTAATATTGCTCAAGGCGAGAAAGTCGCAATAGATGTTAATTGGCTTGGACAAGGAGTAGTATTCAGTTCAGGAACAACAACAACAGTAACCGTAGCAGATCAATCACCATATTTGTGGTCTGATTGTAGCTTAACAGTTGCAGGAAGTTCACTAACCACTGCGAAAGACATGACTTTAGACATCAACCAGAATGTAACCGGCCCGCACTACTTGAATGGATCAAGACAAATTGCTGAACCGTTCTTCGGAACCAGAGAATATGCATTAAGCATAACTACCGATTTGTCCACAGACCATGCCAAGATGTTGTACAACGAGTACTACAAAGGCGGCAGTACATTGAATTGGGTCTTAGACATGAATGCAGATACAACAGGAAGTCAGCACGCTATCTTCACAGTAAGCGGTGCCAGAGTAACTTCTATGGAATTACCAAGTACATCAGAAGGGATAAACGAAACAACATTTGAGTTAAGCGCAGGAAGTATGGACTTAGTTGACTATACAAATCCAGCACAAATAGGTTCGTACAATCCTTTTTAAATTGTAAGGAGGTAAAAAGATGAAAACCAAAGAAGTTGAGATAGAAGGCAAGAAATATACCGTGAAGGAGATTGGCTACCTTGACTCTGTAGAATTGCAAGATAGCAAAGAAAAGGGAACCAGGGTATTGATTTCCAAACTCTTGACATTATCAACAGGAATGACTGAAGAAGAGTTAGTTGTGCTTTCAAGAACTGAGGGAGAAGAACTGCAAAAGGCAGTTAACGATATCAATGGACTGAGCCCTTTGCCGAAACCAACCAAAGAGTAGAGACAGAGTTAAATCTCTGTAAGTTTTTTGGTTGGTCGCTCGCGCAAACAAGAGAATTGAGTCTTCCGGACTTTAATTCTGCAGTTAGGCACATCAATAAGTTCGTCAGAGACCAAAAGAAGCGGAACAAAAGGAAAAAATAATGGTAGATATAGGTGGAGCAATAACGCAAGGAGCAACAATATCTATTGTCATTAAGGCAATAGATCAATATAGCAAGGCGTTTAAATCAGCGAATATGGCTGTTTCTGCGATGGGTATGGCATTCAAAGCTGGTGCAATCGCAATAGGTGCCGCTTCAGTTGCGCTTGGAGCTGTTGGGGTAAGTGCAGTTAAAACAGCAGCAAGTTTTGAGACTGCCTTCACGGGCGTAAGGAAGACATCAGATTTAACAGAACAAGGATTCGAAGAACTACAAAATAGGTTCGAAGAATTAACAAAAGTAACCCCAGTAACATTTGAACAATTATCTGCAATAGGTGAAATTGCTGGTCAATTGGGTGTAGAGGGAGTTGATAATTTAGAAAAGTTCACCAAAACGATAGCAGATATCTCAGTAACTACTAATTTAACAGCAGAGGCGGCAGCTACATCATTCGCAAGGATTGCTAATGTTATGCAAATACCTTTAAGCGAAGTAGACAGAATGGCTTCATCGGTGGTTGATTTAGGTAATAATTTCGCCACAACAGAATCAGAGATTACTAATTTTGCAGAAAGAATCGCTGGTGCAGGTAAAATCGCAGGATTTACAACAGACGAGATACTTGCAATAGGGGCTGCAATGACTTCTGTTGGTGTAGAGGCAGAAGCAGGTGGTACGGCTGTACAGAAAGTACTTCTTGCTATGCAAGAGTCAGTTTCTACAGGCGGAGATAAGCTCGATGCATTTGCTGAAACTGCGGGAATGACCTCAGCAGAATTTCAAACAATGTGGGAACAAGACGCATCCGGCGCATTTGCCAGATTTGTTAATGGTTTGGGTACTGCAGGAGATCAAGCCTTTGGAATTTTAGATGAACTTGGACTTAAAGATCAGCGTTTAATTAGGTCATTTTTATCTTTGGCCAATGCGGGTGACTTAGTAAATAGAACATTGACTACTTCTGAAAGTGCATGGTCCTCAAATAGTGCCTTAGTAGAAGAGGCAACAAAGAGATACGATACCTTTGATTCTAAGATGGCTATGGTTAAAAACCAAATAAGATTAGTATCAGAAGAAATAGGTGTAGCATTCCTCCCGGCATTAGTAGAGCTCGCGGCAACTTTTACTGAAGAAGTACTTCCAGCATTAGAACCATTAATCCCAAGATTAGTAGAGATATTCACAACAGCGGCAGAACTCGCTTCAGGAGCCTTGCCTATGCTCACAGAGGGCTTCATATTCTTAGCGGACATATTTCTCAACCAAATAATCCCCGCATTTCAGCCAGTATTAGATATAATAAAAGAATTGGCCAACGATCCATTTTTTACAGGGGCAATAACAACAGCCATTGAAGGAATGGCCCCAGTGGTTACTATCCTTGCAGAAGGGTTCGCATCATTGGCAAGAGCAATAGTTCCTTTAATAGAACCAGCAGCAGAATTAATACAATTATTTGCAGAGTTATTCGTTGATGTAATAACACAATCCGCACCAATAGTGGTTGACTTACTTCTCGCATTGTCAGAAATCTTCAAAGATATCTTCGCAAGGTTAAAACCCTTAATACCAAAGATCATAGAGTTTGCATCACGACTGATAGACAAGATCGTTCCGAGATTACCTAAACTGGTTGACATATTTTTTAAGTTAGTAGATATCCTCTTTGAATTGTTTGTAGCAGTAGAACCACTCTTAGAACCATTAATGGACATTGCCATACTTCTTGCGGATTTGTTAATAGATGCTATAGAGCCACTTATCCCATACTTAGAAGATATTGGGGAATTGTTTGCCGATTTGCTCGTGGCTCTAATACCAATCATACCATCCATTGCAGAATTGGTTGGGGCTCTTGTTTTTTTAACAGTAAAGATATTGGATGAGTTACTTCCAGCACTTAGTTGGTTAATAGACATTCTTGATGGGCCGGTAGTTGATGCGATAGTTAAGAATATCGAAACAGTGATAAATTTTGTGAAATGGATAGGAAAAGCCATCGACGCTATCTTTATATTCGATGATTTGTTCGGAAAATCAAAAAAGAGTGCAGAAAGCGCTGCTTCAGGGATTGATTCTTATACAAGATCACTCAATAATGCGACTTCAGCACAAGATGATTTAATTAGAAGACAACAGGAAACAATAGATCTTGCGAATCAAACTTCTGATGCTATAAGAGCAGAACCAATAGACCTAACAAGAGATGCTATAGAAAGAGATGATAGAAGTAGAAACAGAAACAGGAACAATAATCGGTCGGATCCAATAGTTTTAAATGGCCCAAACCAGAATGATGATCCAACAAGATCACCTGTGATAAGACTTAATGATTTCATACTCACAAAGAATGGGCAAATCATCGAAACAAATCCGAATGATACTATCTTCGGAATGCAAGGTGGTGGAGCAAACGTGACAGTTAACATAGATAGAATATACGGGACAGATCCAGAAGAAATGATGGAAGCATTCGAAAGTAAATTGAGGACTTTAATTCGCGCGTAATTAAATAAAAATGGAGGAACAAAATGGAAGAAAAAGTAGGACTTAACGGAAGAGTTGAATTGATTCACGTGTCTAATGGTATTGCTACAAGAGTACCAAACACTGTTGTGAATGAAGGAAAAGCACTATTGGCTGGTTTGATGGTTGGTAGTTTTAGTGGACCATCAAATATGGCAATTGGTACTGGATCTGAAACAATAGCAGGCACAGAAACAACACTTGGATCAGAACAACTTCGTGAAGGTACTGACGCAACTTTGACAACAACTTCGGTTGCAGACGACACAAGTACATTTGTGGGTAGTTTTGGTGTTAGTGGAACACACGCTATTCAAGAAGCAGGTTTATTCGATGCAGCTTCAGCAGGAAGCATGATATCAAAAACCGTATTCTCAACAATCAACGTTGTGAGTGGCGATAGTATCAATGCGACTTGGGACATACAAGTTAGTTAAATAACATTTTGGAACCGAAAGAGAATGGCAATAACTTTCAATATACCTGTAAGGGGGTTAATCTAAAATGGCATGGAACGATAATAAAAGTTCAGGAGACGACATACTTAGTGCAGACTGGGACGCGATGGTTGCGGATCAACAAGGCAAGAGCATCATTTTCGGAGGAAATACTGGAGAGAAGCAATGGAACAACGGGTTCTCAGGATACTTCACGATAAACGGAGGAAATGTGGCAGATGAATACGCACACGCAACAGAGTCGTTTGCTGATATAATTATGCCGAAAGCTGGGTGGTTATCAAATATGTATACTTATGTTGCAACTAACGCTATAAATGCTGGATCTTCAATAGTATTTACTGTTAGAAAGAACGGTGTAGATACTGGGATGACAACAAAATACGATGCTACCACTACAGGATCACAAATAAATGTGGGATCTGTTGAAGTTGCGGTAGGAGATTTACTAAATATGCTTGTAGAAACAGCAAACGACGGAGGAGCAACTGCGTCAAGTCTAAGTTGGGGCTTAGAATTTAAGTAAGGGCATAGTTAGATCATATTCAAAATGGCAAGCTGGGAACAAACACAATATAGTGCAGACTTCGATACTGGTAAGTTTGACAAATCAAAATTTGATATACTGAACAATCTCTTTGTAGGAGATGACGAAGATATTGCGACACTTTCTGATAGCTTTACAGCAATTTCAAATTTCAAGTTTATTGGGTCAGGAACGGCTATCAATCCGTATCAAGTAAGAGATTGGAACGAATTGACTAAATGTATAAACAAACCATTCAGCTATTTTAAATTAATGAATGACATTGACAAAAATTCTGATTGGTATTCTGTGGACGCCGGTTCAGATGCGAATGGGGGGTTGGGATTCAGAACGATAGTTCTCCTTTTTGGCGGGTTTGATGGAAATGGAAAAACAATAAATGACCTTTATGTTAAGAGGGATGGTGAAGATTATCAGGGGGTATTTGGTACTGTAAGGGGGCCTGTTCATGATCTTGGGATCAACGCGTCGATATTTTCAGACGGAGATTATGTTGGGGCTTTAGCAGGTAACCTTGATAGTGTCGGTTCGGTTTATAATTGTAAGACAACTGGAAAAGTAGAAGGTGCAACAAAGGTCGGTGGAATGATTGGGTTCCAAGACGATGTGACTTCTCTTGTTAAAAATTGTTATAGTTCTGTAGCGGTTTCCGGGGGTGATGATGTCGGGGGTTTGGTTGGAAGATTTCTTGAGGGGTCTTGTATTAATTGTTATAGCACTGGCAAAGTGGAGGGTACAACAAGAGTTGGTGGGTTAATCGGTTCTATTGGAATTGGTGTTGCCGAGGATTGTTTCTGGGATACCGAAACTTCCCAAATAGGTAGTTCGGTAGCAGGTTCTGGATTAACTACCGCACAGATGCAGGATGTAGATACGTTTAGTGGGGCTGGATGGGACATCGAAGAAGTAAATAATTGGACCGACGAGGTTTGGGTTATATAATGGGATATCCTTTTTTAAGTTGGGAAGCTAAAATATTCACCCCAGAAATTCTGGACGATGTAACAATAGTAGAATCTATAGATATTTATCGACCAGCAAGACATTTTCAAGATCCATTCTATCCTAAAGATGATAATACCTTGTTGGATAGTCTTACAATCGATAAACAAAATAAGACTTATACTCCAAGTACATTCACAGATGAGGCCACGCTGTCAGAAAATATAATAATACAAAGGGTGAGTGAGCATAGTGTAATGCAAATATCTGAATCAACAACACTCTCAGACGATTTTAATTATTTCAAAAACCCCACAAAGACTATTAAACAATTTGATGATTCAGTAACTTTAGGAGAATCAATCCGCATAGCGAGAGTGAAAGAGAGCACAGACATCTCAATAAGTGATGCTTTGGATCTCCTTGAAGCAATAGATGTGCATAGAGAATCAGAATCAAGAACGTTGCAGGTAGACAACACTGCCACATTAGGAGATTCATTCTCATACTTCAAAAACCCGACAAACACTATCAAACAATTTGATGATTCCATAACATTGGGCGAAACAATTAAAATAGCAAGGGTGACAGAGATTACTAATATAGGGATTAATGATATCGCATCGTTATCTGAATCAATAGATATAAAGAGGAACGCAGAGGTGAGGACTTTGCAGATTAACGACAGTGTGGTTCTCTTAGACCCTTTTAGTTATACAAGAAGTGCGATAACGTTTTATAGGTTCTTTGATGAAGAACTACAGATAGAGGATTCATTCGATACAGATAAGTCCAGACACGTATTCGTGGAAACTTTTGATGATGCAATAATCCCAAAGAGTACCTTGGCTATAAGAAGACAATCTGAGCAAACTGCAATAGATATGCAAGACACAACAACCGTTTCTGATTTGTTCACAATAACTCGTTCCGGCAGAAAGTTCAGCTTTTCAGTTTCAGATAAAATAACTAATTACGAAGGAACAACTATTAAGGCTGGGACCCGTGTTAGAAAATGGCTGTCTGAATTTGCACTCCAAACAGATATCTTTAAGAAAGAAGTCCACAAGAAGATTATAGACGTACCAACATTCACAGATGATCTTGATATTAATAAAATCATCCCACCAAAGTTCAGAAGACTTTATACGAGGTTAGTAATAACATGACACAGTATGATACATCCAAACAGATAATAGTAGAAAGGACAGCCGGCGAATCAAATGGAACAAGCAACTTTAAGATCTCTTTTGATAGTCCATTTGGTAAATATAATGATGAGTTTACTTTAAACCAGAAGGTAGAAGTATATTCCGACGAGGAAAACCCTCCAACGACACTTATTTTTACAGGGATAATAGAGGACATAAGATTCAGTGGGCGGGGTGCAAAACAAACCGTTGAATTAACTGGTAGAGATTATGGGGCAATATTACAAGATATAATCGTGGATCCAAGAATTTTCAAGAACGCAGAAGCAAGCAAGATCATTGAATCATTAATGGCCCAGAACGTATCTCCCACACTCATATCCGTAAATAATGTAAACCCAACAACAACAACTATAGAAAGGATAACTTTCAATGGAGTAAGTGTATTTGATGCAATAGATAGGGTAGCAAAGATCGCGGGATTTTATTTTTATGTAGACGAAGACAAAGACTTGCATTTTGTTGAAAAGGATACAATTCTATCTTCAGAAGTTTTAGATGATACAAACATAACTTCCGCAGTATTTAGAGAATCAGATCAAGAGATTTATAATCAGATAACAGTATACGGGGCAAGACAATTAACTGGAGCAAAGGAAATATTCACTGTTGGGACAGATAATACTGGTTCAAAGTTTGATTTAACTTCAAAGCCATATAATGTTACAGTTAATTTAAGTGGTACAACAAATACACAACTGCAACCAGGGGGAATTGTTAACATTAGTAACCCAGCAGAACAAGATGTAAAGTTTTTAGTTGATTTTCAGCAAAAGGATGTTATCTTGACAAGTGGAACTACTGCAGGAGATAACACTGTACCAAATGGTAGTGTAGTCATAATTGATTATCAGAGGAGTACTCCACTAATTAGAAGAACAAGGGACGACACAAGTATCGCAGCTTATGGGCCAAAGCATAAACTAATTGTAGATAAGAACATAAAAGACTTAGAAGAAGCAAGCATTGTAGCGTCATCAACCTTATCTGAATTGAAGGATCCCAAAATAGAGGGAAAGGTAGATGTTGCAGGAATAACAAACGTAACGCCAGGCAACTTAGTGACTGTACATATTCCGGACCAAGGACAACCGAGCAAGCAATATGCAGTTTATAGTAGTATTTATGATCTAACACCGACGACAACACTAAGAGATAACACTACAAGTCTCAGATTGAATAAAAAAGTTTATGATTTTGCTGATACAATGAAAGAACAAATTTTAAGATTAAGAGAATTGGAAGCATCAGACGTTGATACTTCGGTAACAAACATAGAAATCTCCACAGGAAGCGTAGGGGTGTCCGGGGCTTATCAGATAGTACAAACAAGCATTGGTTCTGGATTTTACTTTAACATTCCTGGGCATGATGTATTAAATAATCCAAGATCTATATTGGGGCCATGGGTTGGAGGATCCGTAGTATTAAATGGATGAAAGGAGGATAAAATGGGAATAACAACAACCGCATTAAACGTAATCGCAGCGAATATGGCTGGCTCAGCCATTCCATCCCATATAGCAATAGGGATAGGAAGTACCGCATTCACAAGTGGCGATACGGTACTTGAAAATGAAACAGACCGGAACCAGATAAATGAGTATGATTTAACGGCGAATGAGCAAGTGACTGTCATAGGAAACTGGGCACCATTAGAAATAAGTGGGACCATCCTAAAAGAATACGGAGTAATGACTGTCGGGAGTTCAATGTTGAATAGGGAAGTTTTAACAGGGAGTTTAGTGTTCGATGGTGAACAAGAACTTCAGATTCAACAAGTATTTAAATTGTATATTTAAGTATAAAATTAAACAATCAATATTTAAAAAACAAAATTAACTTAATATAAAATGGTAGAACTGTTTAGTCAATACGCGAGCGGGGTTCAATTAGCAGCAGGTGTGATAGCTGGAAGTACACTTGGGGTAAGTGGGCTCAATCCAATAATCGATAGACTCAATTCTATTTCTCCGAGTGATGATCTTGTAAGCGGTACTGCATTGACAGTTTATGCCTCGGCAAGCAACCTTGGAGCACCAGTTGGAACTGTGGCATCATGGCTGAAAACATTAACCGGAACCCCAGCATTACCAGACAATTGGACAGAATGTGATGGTTCAGTAGTTAGCGACGGAGATTCGGTATATGATGGGGAGACACTTCCAGATTTAAATGGAGATAACCGATTTCTACGTGGAAGTTCAAGCTCCGGATCAACGGGCGGAGCAGCAACACATACACATACTGGTGGTAGTCATAGTCATAGTTTTAGTGATTCTTTTACAACTTCTTCAGATTCACATACCCATACAGTTAGTGTTAGTGGATCAACAAGTTCAGCAGGAGCGCACAGTCATACATTAAGTGGGAATACTGGGGATTGTGACGACACACATGATTTTGTAACCAGTGTTAGTGGCCCCGGGGTTACAAGTGTTAATTCAGCAGGTGGGGCAGATAATTCCCACGCGCATCCACAAATAGGAAGTACAAGCACTTATTCCAATCACTATCATACTTTCTCTGATACTGCAACAACAGGTTCAGACTCACATTCACACACAGGTTCGGTATCTGGAACAACAGGTGCGGGCGGAACAGGAACTACAAGTTCAGCGAGTACCCTTCCTCCTTACTATAGTGTAGTGTGGATCATACGAATTAAATAGACAAAATGAAAAAATACAATTGGAAAATAACTGCTAAGAAGTTTGGAATTATTGCATTGGAAATCCTGGTAGCAGGGGTTCTTTCTTATGCGACAGACCATCCAGAATTTTTAGTAATCGTTCCATTAGCTGAAGCATTTAGAAATTGGATCAAGCACAGATGAAAGATGGGTGCTCTTACGGAAAAGTGACAAGACAAATAGTGACTGACATAAAAGATGATATTCAAAGCATAAAGGCAGATCTTAAAGATGTTTCAAATCACTTTCATAATCGACTTCCGACTTGGGCGTCTGTGGTATTAACCCTTCTTGGGATCGCCCTCGGAGCATTATTATCTGCACAGTTTTAGTATAAAACCGATTAATCAATATTTATAAAACAAATTTGCGATGTTTATATGTGTCGTGAGGACCGCCTTCGACACTTAAAATACAAAAACAAACAGGAAAATGATTTATATATTCAAACAGAGAATTGAAAGGAGGATTAAATGACTTATACATTATCAGACGGTTTAAGAGATAGAGAATACAATAAGTTCGTAGCAAACGCAGGATCAATATCTTCTGTAGCAGTATCGATAGTTTCTGGAGGAAATTTCTTTATTGGTTCGGTAAGTGCAAATGTTGATGCAGTATATATCCAATCAGGAAATAACGTACACCTTGGAAGTGCTTGGTCGCAGGTAGGTTCTGTTTTAGTTACTAACGTAACAGAAGTTGGAAGTTTAGCAGTACAAACAGTTGATGGAACAGTAATAACTGGATCAGCAGTAGTTGTTGAAAACTTTGGAGATTTGGGAAGTTCGGTAGTAGTGACTAACGATGTGGTTGTGAATGGATCTGTGGTAACATACAAAGACGACACAAACTATATCAAGGAACTTAGAAACGCAACATCGATTTCGGCAACAACAACAGATCTATGGGCTGCAGGAGCAGGAAGCAAAGCAGTAGCAACAGACATAGTGGCATCAATCGGAAGTCCGGCAAACAACTTGACAATTTCAACAGGTGGATCAGACCTTTATACAGTATTCCTTGGAGAGAATGGTGGATTTGTGACAAACTTGCAAACACCAATAGAAACAGCGGTTGGAGGTTCATTTGCTTTGACAACAACAACTGTGGGAAGTACATCGGTAACTCTTACAGGATACAACATAATTTAATAGAACATGACAGACATTGCAAGCTGGGCAGATTTCAGCGGAATTAGTACTGACCTTAGTGGAGACTATGTATTAACTACTAATCTATCCTCTTCGGATGCAGGATGGGCAGGAATAGGTAGTCCTTACACTCCATTCGGTTTCATTAGTGGGGTAAGTTATACTACATTTACTGGAACATTTAATGGAAGTTATTTCACAATATCAGATATACATTGTGTTAAAATTGTAGATAGTTACATTGGGATGTTTGCTAATCTTTCTGGTTCAGCAGAAGTAAAAAATGTTGGGGTTGTTAATTCTACGTTTAATGGATATGGTGATGCTGGGACAATTGCTGGTAGAAATGCGGGACTTATTGAAAATGTTTATTGTGACACAAACTCTTCTGCTGAAAGTGTTACTGCTGGAGGAATCGTGTCAACAAACACTGGAAGTATTTTAAATTCATATAAAGCAGGAACAACAGCTTCTGCGTTTGATGCAGGAGGAATTGTATATAGCA